TTATTCATGAGGGCAGTGCGATAGAATAACAGGCTCTAAACTTGAAAATAGGCGCGGAATCATCCATTTCGAGTAATGGAAGGCCGGGTCTATTGCCCGGACCAGCTATCAGAATGGAGCGGTTCCGGTGTCACACACCCCTCAGAAAGATGATGATTTTGCCCTTCTTTGGGGCGCGGCTCGAATTGCTGAAGCTATCGGCATCAAGCCTCGTCTCGCCTTTCGCCTGCTCGAGAGCGGGAAGCTTCCTGCACGCAAAGTCGGCGGCCGATGGGCAGCTGAGTCCGGAAAATTGCGGGCCTTTTTCCTTGCGGAGACTCACGCGGGGGGATGAGCAAGAACCAAGAACCCAGCCGCATGACCGCCGGCTTCACCCCAGCAATGGTCGAATGGGCGCGCAAGCAGGGCGAGCACCTGGCCGACGCCTACATGCGGGATGATATCTGCGCACGGGGCAGCCCCGACGCATATTTCGAGGCTGCAGCGGCTCGGCACCAACTGCTCGCATTCCTGCGGGCGGATGCGGAACCCGCCTTCCTGGAGCGCGTGGCGGCGCTGGACGGGGGTGGTGCATGAGAGTGAGGCCGCCAGACGAAGAAGCCGCCCCGAGGGCTAATCGGGACGGCCTGGGTAATCTTCAGGAAGCACTAGGAGACTACACGCCCGGATCGGATCCGGCAACGGTACCACTCCCGTGGTGAGCGATAAGCCGCCGGGCGGTTCAAGACCGAAAGGGAAACCTGCCGGGCTTGTTAAATTCACACGCGGGGTGCCGGGGAAGATCGAACAAGTACCGGCGGTGGCTCTAGCGCCCGACGCCGACCGCTTTCAATGGGCTCGGGACTTCCGACGAGAAATCGCGCCCACGGCGAATGAAAAGCTGGTGGCCCAAGTCATCGCCGAGTTCATCAACACGGAGCCGGACAAGCCATATTTCGGGACCGCGTTTGCCGGATACCCCGCCTATGCGGGCGCAGGTGGCCTGACGACCAGGGCGGTCGAAGAGGCTGTTCCTGCCATTCGCAAGAGGGGCTTCATCATCACGCGGAAGGTCTTTTCCGGACCATTGATAATCACCCTCGCCATGCCCGCAAATTGGCAGTTCCGCGACCGTCCGGGAAACTGGGAGGAATTGGCCGCTCGATACCCGCTCAATTTCCCGCACGTCCGGGAGAGAGTTTCCCATACGTCCGCGACACCAGTTTCCCGCCCGTCCGGGAAGCATATAAATACTTATCAAAACACCAATCTAAAGAAGCAGGCGGGCATGGAAGAAGAAGAGGTTGAGAAGCCCTCAATTCTCAATGCCCCTAACTACCAACTGCAGGACCACAAAGGCCCTACTCCTGAGGAAATAGCGAGAGCAGACGCCCGGCTCGCAGCTTTCCGAGAAACGATTAATTCCTAAGGGGGCTCGTCGTCCTCGTCATCGGAATCGCCGGAGATGTCGTGCCGGCTGTGGCCCAACATCGCGCGCGAAGCCGATTAAATTTTCTGACCTGCTGCGGCGGTTGCTATTCCGTTCACGATATCCTACAATGAACATTGCAGGCTCAGGTGGAATGGGATGTATCGGCTTTCAGACGTCGCACGAGCAATCGACCCTGACCGCTTCGACAAGCGGCTCGGCACCATTCGTGGTTGGCTGAACACCGGGCTTATCCCGGCAGGCGAACGAGGCGACCAGCGCGCTCCCAAGGCCGGTGTCGCCATGCTAATCACGCGCTCCCGTGCCGTTCACATCGCCGCTATCGCGATGCTGGCGGACGCGGTCCCGCTCGCGGTCGCAGCGCCGCTCGCGGGGCGCTTCGCCTATAACGGCGTTCACGGGCAACGGGCGCCCTCTGGCCTATTCGCGGAAGGCGAGACGTTGATTTGCGCTTGGCGCGACAGTGCGGGCGACTGGAGCGGGGTTGTCGCTAACCGGCTTCCCGGACAAAGCGGCGCTGAATTCGAGGCCATGCTGCGCCCCGGTCGTCTGGACCGGCCGCCGCTGCTGGTCACCGTGGATGCTGCTGCGGTTCTTCGGTCGCTGAAAGACCTGCCAGAAGCGGGGCAGGCGAGCTTGCCCGACCAAGCAGAACAGGATGCGTCGGAGTCCGACGACGACAGCCTCTTGAACCTCGCGTTTCAGGCATTCGCCATGGGCGAAGCCCTTTCCATCAGAGCGCAGGGAATTATCAGCCGACTGAAGCCTCGAACCCGACAGTCAGCGCTCGCATAAAGCGCACCACCCAACGGCCGCTGTGAAGCGCCCCAGACCCTTAGAAGGACACTTCCATGAAACTCGCCGACCTCAGAGAAAAACGCGGCGTACTCGTCGCCAAAATGAGGGCTTTGCTTGACCGCGCCGGCACGGAAAACCGCAGCCTGAACGAGACCGAGCAGGGCCATTTCGACTCGTTCAAGGCCGAGGCCCTGAGCCTCGAAAACACGATTGGTCAGGCCGAGACGGTTGCCGATTTGGAGCGCCGTGCCACCGCCGTGCCGATACTGGCGAACGGCAACGAGCAGCCGAAGACTTGGGGCGAGCAAGCCATCGCGGCACCGGAAATCCGGAGCTTCGTCGAGGGTGGTGCACGCGGTTCTACACGCTTCGAGTTGCGCGCCTTGACCAGCTTGGGAAGCGTGGTTGCCGCGGACAGGCGCCCCGGCATTATTGCTCTGCCGCAACGACGTCTCACCGTTCGCGACATTCTCCCGCAGGCCCGCACGACCTCAAGCACAGTCGAATACATCAGGCAGTCGGCTTTCGTGAACAATGCCGCGACGGTCGCTGAGGGCGCGTTGAAGCCCGAGTCTGACATGACGCTGTCGACCTATACGGCTCCAGCCCGCGTGATAGCCCACCTCCTGCCGGTCTCGCGCCAATCCCTTGACGACCTCGACCAGCTCCGTGCGTTCATTGACGGCCAGCTTCGTCTCGGCCTTGGCCTGGTCGAAGAGATCCAGCTCTTAAGCGGCAATGGCACGGCCCCGAATCTTCAGGGCATGATTGGCGTCGCGAGCGGATATGACGTGGCCAGAAATCAGGCCGGCGACAAGCGCGTTGATGTCATCCACCACGCCATTGCGCAGCTTGCCGACATTGGCCTGGCGGCCTCCGCTATCGTCCTAAACCTCGCAGACTTTTCTCGCATGGTTGAGATGAAGGACGCTGATGGCAGATATATCAGCCAAGGCCCGTTCGGAAACGTCGACCAGCCGAGGCTGTGGGGTGTCCCGGTTGTAGCAACACCGGCTATTGCTGCAGGGTCATTCTTGGTTGGCGATTTCCAGAGTGCTGTGACTCTTTACGACAGGCTCCAGAGCGAGGTCCAAATAAGTTCTGAGCACTCCGATTTCTTCGCCAGAAACTTGCTCATGGTGCGTTGTGAAGAACGCATCGCCTTGGCAATCCGGATGCCGACAGGGCTGATCTACGGCACCTTCGGCGCGATTACGGCGTGAGCCAAATGGTGAAGGTCACGCTCCTCCGCCAAGTCACCGACGGCAACCACTCGTTTGGGCCGGGGGTTCACGACCTGCCCGAGCGTCTCGCCAAGGCTTATCGCGCGGCAGGCTGGACGGACCAGAAGCCGGAAACGGCCGAGGTGGTCAGTGCAGAGCCCGAGCCGGTTAAGCTGGTCGAAATACCCGAGGATTGGAGCGGCCAGCACTACTTGCGCCGGATCCGGCTCGCAGAAGCCTTGTCAGGCGAACGGCCCAAGTCGGCTCCGGCCGCGGACCAGGTCATCAAGGACGAGCTCGCACGCCGGGACGGTGCGCAATGAGCGAAATCGAGCGCCGTGCAAGTCCGGAGCTTCACACGTTCGGTAACATGCTGGACGGCTACGCGGCCGTCTTTGACGTTCGGTCCGCCGACCTTGGCGGCTTTTACGAAACCGTGCGGCCGGGGGCGTTCCGCCGCTGTTTACTGGACAAGCCCGACGTTTTGGCACTCTGGAACCACAACGTTGAGGGCGTCCTAGGCCGCACGAAATCGGGCACATTGCGACTGAGAGAGGACCGCAGGGGCTTAAATTTTCAGCTCGACGTAGCGAAAACCGCAATCGGTCGCGACGTTTTGGAAATGGTCGGCAGGGGCGATGTCAGCGGCGCAAGCTTCGCCTTTCGGGTTAGGGAAGAGCGCTGGAGCAAGGTCGACGGCGAGAACTTACGCGAGCTGATAGACCTCGACCTCCACGACATCGCCATCACGCCCCAGCCGGCTTATGTCGACGCTACGGTGGCGCGGCGTCACCTTGAAGGCCATCGCGCCGGGCGTTTTGCGCTGGAGTTGGCGTTTCTCGACACGCTGAGAGCCTGAACGTGGGCCGCTTGGCGCGTCTATTCGGAATTGAGCGCCGCGAGGTTACGCCCTTGGGCGTCATGAATTGGCCGACCGCGGCCTATTCCGACGGCGACAACTGGGCCAGAAATCTGGTCACCTATCGGACCGGCGGCGGCTTCACGACGCCCGAGGCAGCGGTCAACACCCTGGCCGTCGCGGCACGGTGCGTCAGCTTGATTAGCGAGGGCCTCGCCGCCTTGCCGTTGTCGATTTACAAACGCCTTCCTGACGGCGGGCGTGAACTGGTTGAGAGACATCCGATTCAGCGGATCCTCAATGAAGTGGCCGCGCCCGGCATGTCGGGCTTCGAGCTTCGTGACCTGCTACTTCGAGACCTATGCACGTCGGGCAATGCCTATGCCTGCATCGCCCATGACGCCCGTGGGCAGGTCGCCGCCCTGCACTACCTCCCGGCCCGCTCCGTGGCTCCTGAGAGGCTCCAGAGCGGTCGCCTGCGCTATCAGGTCAGTGATGGCTCCGGGGCCTCACGGGTCTACCTGGCCGACGAAATCGCGCATCTACGTTACGCATCCAAAGACGGGCAGATCGGCATTGGCCCGCTGGCATGGGCTGGAGGTGCCGTAGGCCTGGCCATGGCGCAATCCGAATTGGCGCAAGGTCAGGTCGACCGCGGCTTTGTTCCAGACTTGAGCTTTGAAACCGACGCGGCCTTCCAAGGTGAACTTGCCGACACGGCGTTCCAGCGTTTGAAGGCGCAGCTGTCCGAGCGTGTCGGCCGGATGCGCTCCGGTGTCGCCCCGCTGCTCCTCGAGGCCGGCCTGAAGGCCAATGCGCTGGGGACGCCGGGGCGTGAAGCGCAGTTCCACGAAGCGCGGGTCCTAGGACTAGAGGACATCGCCCGCATCTACGGCGTGCCGCTCTCTGTCGTCGGGCTGGGCAAAAATGCCAGCTATGGGAGCCTGACCGAAGAGAGCCGAGCGCTTGTGCAGAACTGCTTCGCACCATGGGCCCGCCGCGTCGAAGCACAGCTACAGCTCGCCCTCCTGACCGATGAAGGCCGGCGCCAATATGTGCTGGAACACGACCTGACCGGGTTGCTCCGCGGCGACCTGGCCGCACGCTTCGCGGCTTACCGAACCGGCATCGAGGCGGGCTTCATGTCACCGAACGATGCGCGGGTCTGGGAGGGCCTCAACCGGATCCCCGGCGGTGACCAATACATGCGGCCGAACGCGGCTGCCACGAACATGGGTGCCAGCTCATGAGAGGGCGGTTAGCGGCCCCGTCCGACAACGGGAACCACGCCTCCCCGGCACCCAGCGATAGGGGTCAAGGTGCGGAAAGGTCGCGAGCACCGGCGCACGCTCCATGCGCGAAGGGCTCACAAACAGAACGGGGCGCTGGCTTTGCGCGGCTGGCGCCCCGTTCACCGAAGCTGTGAAATGACACCCGACGAAATCTTCGATGCCGTGGCGATGCTGGTCTGCCCGCTGCACCCGGAGAACCGGCCATCTGTCCTCATGGCCATGACGAAGAACTATGCGGCCATGGTCTGCGCCGAGTATCCGGCAATGACGGAAGATGAGCAGCTTCGGAATGCGGAGCGGTTCCTCACCCGTTGCATCAAGCGCGTCGCCGAAATCGACGTTCTGAGCGCCGGTGCGGCTGGACACGCCTAGCAATGCGATTTTTGAGTCAGGCTTCGAAGGGGTTTCCACCGGCGGGTCACTCAAACTTCTCGCTGAGCGTTTTGAATTCCTGAGGTGACCTGATGACCAGCAGCCCCGTCTAGTCTTCCCAAGGCCCCACAACGTAGGTTCCATTTGGCCGAAAGGTCAGGCGAAACACCGCTTTTTCATAAACACTATCGCCTCCTTCGGGCCCGCAATGAATGCGAGTAACGTTGCCGATGGGATCCTGCCCTCTCGCATAGGCGAGCTTAGCCTCTGGACAATTAAACCCCGCCGCTTGGATGGCTTCTGTTGCCGCGCGGCGCTGCTCTTCCGGAAAGGGCATGTCAGTTCGAACAACAGGTGGTGGTTTGTTGAGGTCGCTTCTTGCGTAGAATACTCCGGCGACGATCAGCACCCCGATGAAAATCCATAGCTTCACCTGGGCAGCTCCTTAGGATGTCCCCAGCCCCTGCATTCACGCGAGTGGCAGCGGTCGAGTCAACCTAGCGGCTCGGCTTGCTCAGCGTCGCCTCAATAGGAGTCCCGCGCTTGGGGAGGAGTTAGGCCCCAGACCCAAGTTAAAGTATTCGCGGCATGCCTCATGGGGCGCTTTCGTCGGGGTTTGCTGGGCCTGTTCTAGCCTTGTCTGTTCCACATGCGGAACTCGGCCAGGAATGCTATCTGAGAACTTAAAATCGCGTTCCAGACTGCACGTTATGCGAATCCGCGCTTGCATCGTGGCACGCGGCGCTAACCCTTTCCCTCACTGGCGCGGCGGAAGTATTCCCGATCACCCGCGGGCTCACCCAATGCGAGGACACTGGCCGTAGCGCGACCGGGTTTCACGTCGCTGGCGACAGCGAAGCCGCAGACCTTTTCGGCCGCTGCTGATTTCGATTCAGCCTCGACGGGAACAACGGCGGTCGTCACCCTGCCGTCCTTGTCATAGCGTGTGACGTGGAACAGCGTCATCCTGCATCCTGGCGCTTCAGCAGCTCCGGCAGCCTAGCGATATTTGCCGCGATCCTTCGTGCCTCGTCTTCCGTGAGCCCGGCCACGCCAGCCCCGGCCGCCTTCACGTAAACCCAAGCCAAATCTAGCCCGTTCGCGTCCTGAACCTTGAAGTGGTCGCCTACAGTGCGCTGGACGGACCAGGGCGGCGGGAAGCGGCGGGGTTCAGTCATTCGTCGCAGCCTACCATGGGCAAAGAAAAGGCCGCCAAGCGTTACACCGGGCGGCCAGTGGCTCACATTGCTCGTTCAAGGTTTATCGAGCGCGGCCTGTCCTGCCGAATATCGCTTCGGGGGCGCGGCAGGGACACAGGCAAATGACTGTTGGTGCGCGAGGTTCCAGCCTTGCGGTGACCTCAATAGGAGCCCCCGCGCTCAGGGAGTTAGGCTCAGACCCCCCTGACACGGCGAGCCAGTTACAGGCCACGACAAAAATCCGCTTGGATGCGACAAGGAGCCGAAGTTAACTTTACCGGCTTACAAGGCGATGAGTCGGCAAAGGAGAGGTTATGCGAGTTCCTCGGATTGTGGAAAATCGCAGAAATTATGAAAGCGCCGCAGAAACTATCCTGGTCTTCTCTGGCGTGGGGTTCTTTACGATAGCTATCTGGGCACTTGCGATATGGAAGATGGCGGACCTTCTAGCCTAGCCATGCAACGTCACCACGCACCGAATAGATGACCAATCCCCCAGAAGAATAGCCACCAAAAACCCCCGACAGCCGCGCACGCCAAGATGGCCAAAGCGGCGACGAGAATTGTCAGAGATAAATGCCACGTTGCGTCGGAGAGTCGGTGCAGGTAGGGCCGAGATTCCTGGGCTTCACTCATCTCAATCTCCTCCCCACCAGGGATCGCACAGGGGAGGGGTGCATCTGAATACAATTTGAATGATTGGTTAAATCGGGCACTTCATTCTTGAATACGTGACGGGGCTCTAAGGTCCCATAAAGAGACCCGCTTCTATAGCCGAACCGTTCCGCATAATCCTGTGACGCGGCCCATTCTGTTATAATATCTTGTCTATGCTCTTCATTAATGTTCGCGATCACAACCTTCATAATTACTTCGGCTTCCAAAATAAGTGCCAAACGATATTCTTCGGATAGACCTTCTTGGAAATTCCCATATTCGTGGAGCTTTCTGGCGAAACCTACATATAAATTAGAATGAAATTTCTTTGATGCTACTACTTCATCGAGAGTATTTTCAAATTCTTTAGCTGTAAGAGTACCAAAATAATCGAACCACTCGTTCGGACTTAGATGGGCAGATAAAATGCTGTCCAGCAGTGTAGTAGCCAATCTGCAACCCTCTCATTCAATCAGCGATGTTGATCCTTAGCGCCGTATCGTCGTGGCACCGTAAAACCGCAATTACGCGGCTGCGATGACCGCAAAGCCACAGCCGGAAAGTTTTTGTTAACCACTTCACCGGCACCGTATCGCCGTAAGCTCGTAGCCACGGCGAGTCGGGGCCTCCGGTATGATTATTGGATTGCTGAACCAGAAGGGCGGCGTCGGTAAAACGACAGTGACCCTTAATCTGGCCGCCTACTTCGCCCGAGAGGGCTTCCGCACCCTCGTTGTCGATGCCGATCCTCAAGCAAGTGCTATGTCGTGGTCATCGGCACGGGAAGCTGCACCGCTCTTTCCGGTTATTGGCATGGCAACGCCGACGCTGCACCGAGACCTCCCGTCCGTAGCTGCCGATTATGCTGTGACGCTGATCGACGGGGCACCACGGGTCAACGACCTTGGCCGCAGCGCCATCCTGGCCAGCGACCTAGTCATCATCCCGATCACGCCCTCGCCGTTCGACGTATGGGCAGCGGATCAGACTGTCCAGCTTGTGAAGGAAGCTCAGCAGTTCAAAGACAACATCCGAGCCGTGTTTACGGTAAACCGCAGGGTCGTAAATACGGCAATTGGGCGCGATGTTGCGGAAGCCTTCGCCGGCTCCGCCTTTTCTGTGCTTCCCACGCCATTGTCGCAGCGGGTCATATTTGCGGAGTCCGCAGCGCAGGGACTCACCGTCCTTGAGGTCGATCCAAACAGCGAAGCATCCCGTGAGGTGCGGTCGCTTGGCCTCGCCATAACCCTCCTACAAAATCAGCGGAGAGCGGCAGCATGAAAAAGACCGTCGCGTTCAAGCGACCAACACCCCCGGCGAATGCCGATGCGTGGATCGAGAGCGGCAAGGACATGAGCCCCTCTCCGGCGGCACCGGCGAAGCGGATGGTCAGGTTCACACTCGACGTGGACGGAGAGCTGCATTCGCGGATGAAGATTTACTGCGTGAAGCAGGGCAAGCCGATGTCCGACGTGCTCCGCGCCGTTCTGGCCGAGCAGTTCCCGCCGGAGTAGGTGCCGTATCGACGGCATTACGCCCTTACGACAATACAGAATTACGGCGCCGCGGCGCTGCGCCGTTTGACTTGCCGGGCAAATCAGCCCGCAATCCACAACGATTCGGACTTGGGAGTGACTGAAACGGCGGAACGCTAAAAGGAAAAGGGCCTCGCGGTTGGCGCCGCAAAGCCCTTTTGGAAAAGCAGATCATCAAAGAAGCACACTTGATGATCTCCAAAATTCCGGAGCCTGTCAATCGCTGAAACGCATTTCAGCGAACGGCCCTGCCTTGCGTCCGCCCTAACAAGGGCAGGGGAAATGTTTGCCAATCAAATCACCGAAGCTATTGGCCGCGCCAGCTTGGCCAGTTGCGACTCGCTCGCAAGAGAGCTTTGGAAAGCTTACGCGGGAGGGGTTCTACCCGATGCTGATACGGAGGCGCTTTCCGCCGCGCTGGAGGCCCGCAGAGCGGCTTTGAGAGGTGGGGTGGTGCTACCCGCCGCCGGAACTCAAAAGCCCTTGTGGAGCGGCCCCAGCCGGTTTCCGCCGCGGCGTGTTCAACAGTCCCCGGACAGACGCCGCAGCATGGAACGGCGCCGACACCTTGCAGCGGCAGGGGGGTTGCCGCCGACCTTGGCCGCAAAGTTCACGCAGGGCGAGCTGGCCGTGCTGAAGGTGGTCGCCGACGAGGTGCGTAGTCATGGCGGCTGTGACCGCTCCTATGACGAGCTCGCCGCCCGTGCCGGATGCTGCAGGACGCTGGCAAGACGTGCCGTGCGCCTCGCCGGTCGTATGGGCCTGCTGTCCATAGAGATGCGGCCACGCCCCGGCAGGAAGCACCTGACCAACATCCTGCGCGTCATAGACCCGTCCTGGCGTGCTTGGTTGAGGATAGGGGGCACGGAAAGAAACCCCACGGGCAAACAGAAAAACAAGGGTCTTGAGAAGAGGGGGCGGGAGCCGGCCAGGACCACAACCCATGGCAGCACCGAGCGCCGCGGCGAGCGGGGGGTGAGTGATTTTCGACCACCATGGGGCGAGTGGAAACCTAAAAAGCGCCTCGATGAGCGATGCCAAGTAAAGGAAAGCTTTACTGTAAGTAGCTGCTTTATTCATGAGGGCAGTGCGATAGAATAACAGGCTCTAAACTTGAAAATAGGCGCGGAATCATCCATTTCGAGTAATGGAAGGCCGGGTCTATTGCCCGGACCAGCTATCAGAATGGAGCGGTTCCGGTGTCACACACCCCTCAGAAAGATGATGATTTTGCCCTTCTTTGGGGCGCGGCTCGAATTGCTGAAGCTATCGGCATCAAGCCTCGTCTCGCCTTTCGCCTGCTCGAGAGCGGGAAGCTTCCTGCACGCAAAGTCGGCGGCCGATGGGTAGCTGAGTCCGGAAAATTGCGGGCCTTTTTCCTTGCGGAGACTCACGCGGGGGGATGAGCAAGAACCAAGAACCCAGCCGCATGACCGCCGGCTTCACCCCAGCAATGGTCGAATGGGCGCGCAAGCAGGGCGAGCACCTGGCCGACGCCTACATGCGGGATGATATCTGCGCACGGGGCAGCCCCGACGCATATTTCGAGGCTGCAGCGGCTCGGCACCAACTGCTCGCATTCCTGCGGGCGGATGCGGAACCCGCCTTCCTGGAGCGCGTGGCGGCGCTGGACGGGGGTGGTGCATGAGAGTGAGGCCGCCAGACGAAGAAGCCGCCCCGAGGGCTAATCGGGACGGCCTGGGTAATCTTCAGGAAGCACTAGGAGACTACACGCCCGGATCGGATCCGGCAACGGTACCACTCCCGTGGTGAGCGATAAGCCGCCGGGCGGTTCAAGACCGAAAGGGAAACCTGCCGGGCTTGTTAAATTCACACGCGGGGTGCCGGGGAAGATCGAACAAGTACCGGCGGTGGCTCTAGCGCCCGACGCCGACCGCTTTCAATGGGCTCGGGACTTCCGACGAGAAATCGCGCCCACGGCGAATGAAAAGCTGGTGGCCCAAGTCATCGCCGAGTTCATCAACACGGAGCCGGACAAGCCATATTTCGGGACCGCGTTTGCCGGATACCCCGCCTATGCGGGCGCAGGTGGCCTGACGACCAGGGCGGTCGAAGAGGCTGTTCCTGCCATTCGCAAGAGGGGCTTCATCATCACGCGGAAGGTCTTTTCCGGACCATTGATAATCACCCTCGCCATGCCCGCAAATTGGCAGTTCCGCGACCGTCCGGGAAACTGGGAGGAATTGGCCGCTCGATACCCGCTCAATTTCCCGCACGTCCGGGAGAGAGTTTCCCATACGTCCGCGACACCAGTTTCCCGCCCGTCCGGGAAGCATATAAATACTTATCAAAACACCAATCTAAAGAAGCAGGCGGGCATGGAAGAAGAAGAGGTTGAGAAGCCCTCAATTCTCAATGCCCCTAACTACCAACTGCAGGACCACAAAGGCCCTACTCCTGAGGAAATAGCGAGAGCAGACGCCCGGCTCGCAGCTTTCCGAGAAACGATTAATTCCTAAGGGGGCTCGTCGTCCTCGTCATCGGAATCGCCGGAGATGTCGTGCCGGCTGTGGCCCAACATCGCGCGCGAAGCCGATTAAATTTTCTGACCTGCTGCGGCGGTTGCTATTCCGTTCACGATATCCTACAATGAACATTGCAGGCTCAGGTGGAATGGGATGTATCGGCTTTCAGACGTCGCACGAGCAATCGACCCTGACCGCTTCGACAAGCGGCTCGGCACCATTCGTGGTTGGCTGAACACCGGGCTTATCCCGGCAGGCGAACGAGGCGACCAGCGCGCTCCCAAGGCCGGTGTCGCCATGCTAATCACGCGCTCCCGTGCCGTTCACATCGCCGCTATCGCGATGCTGGCGGACGCGGTCCCGCTCGCGGTCGCAGCGCCGCTCGCGGGGCGCTTCGCCTATAACGGCGTTCACGGGCAACGGGCGCCCTCTGGCCTATTCGCGGAAGGCGAGACGTTGATTTGCGCTTGGCGCGACAGTGCGGGCGACTGGAGCGGGGTTGTCGCTAACCGGCTTCCCGGACAAAGCGGCGCTGAATTCGAGGCCATGCTGCGCCCCGGTCGTCTGGACCGGCCGCCGCTGCTGGTCACCGTGGATGCTGCTGCGGTTCTTCGGTCGCTGAAAGACCTGCCAGAAGCGGGGCAGGCGAGCTTGCCCGACCAAGCAGAACAGGATGCGTCGGAGTCCGACGACGACAGCCTCTTGAACCTCGCGTTTCAGGCATTCGCCATGGGCGAAGCCCTTTCCATCAGAGCGCAGGGAATTATCAGCCGACTGAAGCCTCGAACCCGACAGTCAGCGCTCGCATAAAGCGCACCACCCAACGGCCGCTGTGAAGCGCCCCAGACCCTTAGAAGGACACTTCCATGAAACTCGCCGACCTCAGAGAAAAACGCGGCGTACTCGTCGCCAAAATGAGGGCTTTGCTTGACCGCGCCGGCACGGAAAACCGCAGCCTGAACGAGACCGAGCAGGGCCATTTCGACTCGTTCAAGGCCGAGGCCCTGAGCCTCGAAAACACGATTGGTCAGGCCGAGACGGTTGCCGATTTGGAGCGCCGTGCCACCGCCGTGCCGATACTGGCGAACGGCAACGAGCAGCCGAAGACTTGGGGCGAGCAAGCCATCGCGGCACCGGAAATCCGGAGCTTCGTCGAGGGTGGTGCACGCGGTTCTACACGCTTCGAGTTGCGCGCCTTGACCAGCTTGGGAAGCGTGGTTGCCGCGGACAGGCGCCCCGGCATTATTGCTCTGCCGCAACGACGTCTCACCGTTCGCGACATTCTCCCGCAGGCCCGCACGACCTCAAGCACAGTCGAATACATCAGGCAGTCGGCTTTCGTGAACAATGCCGCGACGGTCGCTGAGGGCGCGTTGAAGCCCGAGTCTGACATGACGCTGTCGACCTATACGGCTCCAGCCCGCGTGATAGCCCACCTCCTGCCGGTCTCGCGCCAATCCCTTGACGACCTCGACCAGCTCCGTGCGTTCATTGACGGCCAGCTTCGTCTCGGCCTTGGCCTGGTCGAAGAGATCCAGCTCTTAAGCGGCAATGGCACGGCCCCGAATCTTCAGGGCATGATTGGCGTCGCGAGCGGATATGACGTGGCCAGAAATCAGGCCGGCGACAAGCGCGTTGATGTCATCCACCACGCCATTGCGCAGCTTGCCGACATTGGCCTGGCGGCCTCCGCTATCGTCCTAAACCTCGCAGACTTTTCTCGCATGGTTGAGATGAAGGACGCTGATGGCAGATATATCAGCCAAGGCCCGTTCGGAAACGTCGACCAGCCGAGGCTGTGGGGTGTCCCGGTTGTAGCAACACCGGCTATTGCTGCAGGGTCATTCTTGGTTGGCGATTTCCAGAGTGCTGTGACTCTTTACGACAGGCTCCAGAGCGAGGTCCAAATAAGTTCTGAGCACTCCGATTTCTTCGCCAGAAACTTGCTCATGGTGCGTTGTGAAGAACGCATCGCCTTGGCAATCCGGATGCCGACAGGGCTGATCTACGGCACCTTCGGCGCGATTACGGCGTGAGCCAAATGGTGAAGGTCACGCTCCTCCGCCAAGTCACCGACGGCAACCACTCGTTTGGGCCGGGGGTTCACGACCTGCCCGAGCGTCTCGCCAAGGCTTATCGCGCGGCAGGCTGGACGGACCAGAAGCCGGAAACGGCCGAGGTGGTCAGTGCAGAGCCCGAGCCGGTTAAGCTGGTCGAAATACCCGAGGATTGGAGCGGCCAGCACTACTTGCGCCGGATCCGGCTCGCAGAAGCCTTGTCAGGCGAACGGCCCAAGTCGGCTCCGGCCGCGGACCAGGTCATCAAGGACGAGCTCGCACGCCGGGACGGTGCGCAATGAGCGAAATCGAGCGCCGTGCAAGTCCGGAGCTTCACACGTTCGGTAACATGCTGGACGGCTACGCGGCCGTCTTTGACGTTCGGTCCGCCGACCTTGGCGGCTTTTACGAAACCGTGCGGCCGGGGGCGTTCCGCCGCTGTTTACTGGACAAGCCCGACGTTTTGGCACTCTGGAACCACAACGTTGAGGGCGTCCTAGGCCGCACGAAATCGGGCACATTGCGACTGAGAGAGGACCGCAGGGGCTTAAATTTTCAGCTCGACGTAGCGAAAACCGCAATCGGTCGCGACGTTTTGGAAATGGTCGGCAGGGGCGATGTCAGCGGCGCAAGCTTCGCCTTTCGGGTTAGGGAAGAGCGCTGGAGCAAGGTCGACGGCGAGAACTTACGCGAGCTGATAGACCTCGACCTCCACGACATCGCCATCACGCCCCAGCCGGCTTATGTCGACGCTACGGTGGCGCGGCGTCACCTTGAAGGCCATCGCGCCGGGCGTTTTGCGCTGGAGTTGGCGTTTCTCGACACGCTGAGAGCCTGAACGTGGGCCGCTTGGCGCGTCTATTCGGAATTGAGCGCCGCGAGGTTACGCCCTTGGGCGTCATGAATTGGCCGACCGCGGCCTATTCCGACGGCGACAACTGGGCCAGAAATCTGGTCACCTATCGGACCGGCGGCGGCTTCACGACGCCCGAGGCTGCGGTCAACACCCTGGCCGTCGCGGCAAGGTGCGTCTCGTTAATTTCTGAAGGCTTAGCCGCCTTGCGCTGTCGATTTACAAACGCCTTCCTGATGGCGGGCGTGAACTCGTTGAGCGGCACCCAATCCAGCGGATCCTCAATGAAGTGGCGGCGCCCGGCATGAGCGCGTTCGAGCTTAGGGACCTGCTGCTTCGGGATTTATGCATGGCCGGCAATGCGTACGCTCACATCGCTCATGACGCCCGAGGGCAGGTCTCCGCCCTACACTACCTCCCGGCCCGCTCCGTGGCTCCAGAGAGGCTCCAGAGCGGCCGCCTGCGCTATCAGGTTAGTGACGGCTCCGGGGCCTCACGGGTCTACCTTGCCGATGAAGTCTGCCATCTCAAATACGCCTCACGCGATGGGATGATTGGCGTCGGACCTTTGGCCTGGGCCGGCGGCGCCGTGGGTCTCGCCATGGCTCAATCCGAATTGGCGCAAGGTCAGGTCGACCGCGGCTTTGTTCCAGACTTGAGCTTTGAGACCGACGCGAGCTTCCAAGGTGAACTTGCCGACACGGCGTTCCAGCGTTTGAAGGCGCAGCTGTCCGAGCGTGTCGGCCGGATGCGCTCCGGTGTCGCCCCGCTGCTCCTCGAGGCCGGCCTGAAGGCCAATGCGCTGGGGACGCCGGGGCGTGAAGCGCAGTTCCACGAGGCGCGGGTCCTAGGACTAGAGGACATCGCCCGCATCTACGGCGTGCCGCTCTCTGTCGTCGGGCTGGGCAAAAATGCCAGCTATGGAGCCTGACCGAAGAGAGCCGAGCGCTTGTGCAGAACTGCTTCGCACCATGGGCCCGCCGCGTCGAAGCACAGCTACAGCTCGCCCTCCTGACCGATGAAGGCCGGCGCCAATATGTGCTGGAACACGACCTGACCGGGTTGCTCCGCGGCGACCTGCCGCACGCTTCGCGGCTTACCGAACCGGCATAGAGGCGGGCTTCATGTCACCGAACGATGCGCGGGTCTGGGAGGGCCTCAACCGGATCCCGGCGGTGACCAATACATGCGGCCGAACGCGGCTGCCACGAACATGGGTGCCAGCTCATGAGAGGGCGGTTAGCGGCCCCGTCCGACAACGGGAACCACGCCTCCCCGGCACCCAGCGATAGGGGTCAAGGTGCGGAAAGGTCGCGAGCACCGGCGCACGCTCCATGCGCGAAGGGCTCACAAACAGAACGGGGCGCTGGCTTTGCGCGGCTGGCGCCCCGTTCACGAAGCTGTGAAATGACACCCGACGAAATCTTCGATGCCGTGGCGATGCTGGTCTGCCCGCTGCACCCGGAGAACCGGCCATCTGTCCTCATGGCCATGACGAAGAACTATGCGGCCATGGTCTGCGCCGAGTATCCGGCAATGACGGAAGATGAGCAGCTTCGGAATGCGGAGCGGTTCCTCACCCGTTGCATCAAGCGCGTCGCCGAAATCGACGTTCTGAGCGCCGGTGCGGCTGGACACGCCTAGCAATGCGATTTTTGAGTCAGGCTTCGAAGGGGTTTCCACCGGCGGGTCACTCAAACTTCTCGCTGAGCGTTTTTGAATTCCTGAGGTGACCTGATGACCAGCAGCCCCGTCTAGTCTTCCCAAGGCCCCACAACGTAGGTTCCATTTGGCCGAAAGGTCAGGCGAAACACCGCTTTTTCATAAACACTATCGCCTCCTTCGGGCCCGCAATGAATGCGAGTAACGTTGCCGATGGGATCCTGCCCTCTCGCATAGGCGAGCTTAGCCTCTGGACAATTAAACCCCGCCGCTTGGATGGCTTCTGTTGCCGCGCGGCGCTGCTCTTCCGGAAAGGGCATGTCAGTTCGAACAACAGGTGGTGGTTTGTTGAGGTCGCTTCTTGCGTAGAATACTCCGGCGACGATCAGCACCCCGATGAAAATCCATAGCTTCACCTGGGCAGCTCCTTAGGATGTCCCCAGCCCCTGCATTCACGCGAGTGGCAGCGGTCGAGTCAACCTAGCGGCTCGGCTTGCTCAGCGTCGCCTCAATAGGAGTCCCGCGCTTGGGGAGGAGTTAGGCCCCAGACCCAAGTTAAAGTATTCGCGGCATGCCTCATGGGGCGCTTTCGTCGGGGTTTTGCTGGGCCTGTTCTAGCCTTGTCTGTTCCACATGCGGAACTCGGCCAGGAATGCTATCTGAGAACTTAAAATCGCGTTCCAGACTGCACGTTATGCGAATCCGCGCTTGCATCGTGGCACGCGGCGCTAACCCTTTCCCTCACTGGCGCGGCGGAAGTATTCCCGATCACCCGCGGGCTCACCCAATGCGAGGACACTGGCCGTAGCGCGACCGGGTTTCACGTCGCTGGCGACAGCGAAGCCGCAGACCTTTTCGGCCGCTGCTGATTTCGATTCAGCCTCGACGGGAACAACGGCGGTCGTCACCCTGCCGTCCTTGTCATAGCGTGTGACGTGGAACAGCGTCATCCTGCATCCTGGCGCTTCAGCAGCTCCGGCAGCCTAGCGATATTTGCCGCGATCCTTCGTGCCTCGTCTTCCGTGAGCCCGGCCACGCCAGCCCCGGCCGCCTTCACGTAAACCCAAGCCAAATCTAGCCCGTTCGCGTCCTGAACCTTGAAGTGGTCGCCTACAGTGCGCTGGACGGACCAGGGCGGCGGGAAGCGGCGGGGTTCAGTCATTCGTCGCAGCCTACCATGGGCAAAGAAAAGGCCGCCAAGCGTTACACCGGGCGGCCAGTGGCTCACATTGCTCGTTCAAGGTTTATCGAGCGCGGCCTGTCCTGCCGAATATCGCTTCGGGGGCGCGGCAGGGACACAGGCAAAACGACTGTTGGTGCGCGAGGTTCCAGCCTTTGCGGTGGCCTCAATAGGAGCCCCGCGCTCGGGGAGTTAGGCTCAGACCCCCTGACACGGCGAGCCAGTATACAGCCAGCGACAAAAATCCGCTTGGATGCGACAAGGAACCGAAGTTCACTTCACCGGCTTACAAGCGATGAGTCGGGCAAAGGAGAGGTGATGCGAGTTCCTCGGATCGTGGAAAATCGCAGAACTTATGAAAGCGCCGCAGAAACTATCCTGGTCTTCTCTGGCGTGGGGTTCTTTACGATAGCTATCTGGGCACTTGCGATATGGAAGATGGCGGACCTTCTAGCCTAGCCATGCAACGTCACCACGCACCGAATAGATGACCAATCCCCCAGAAGAATAGCCACCAAAAACCCCCGACAGCCGCGCACGCCAAGATGGCCAAAGCGGCGACGAGAATTGTCAGAGATAAATGCCACGTTGCGTCGGAGAGTCGGTGCAGGTAGGGCCGAGATTCCTGGGCTTCACTCATCTCAATCTCCTCCCCACCAGGGATCGCACAGGGGAGGGGTGCATCTGAATACAATTTGAATGATTGGTTAAATCGGGCACTTCATTCTTGAATACGTGACGGGGCTCTAAGGTCCCATAAAGGGACCCGCTTCTATAGCCGAACCGTTCCGCATAATCCTGTGACGCGGCCCATTCTGTTATAATATCTTGTCTATGCTCTTCATTAATGTTCGCGATCACAACCTTCATAATTACTTCGGCTTCCAAAATAAGTGCCAAACGATATTCTTCGGATAGACCTTCTTGGAAATTCCCATATTCGTGGAGCTTTCTGGCGAAACCTACATATAAATTAGAATGAAATTTCTTTGATGCTACTACTTCATCGAGAGTATTTTCAAATTCTTTAGCTGTAAGAGTACCAAAATAATCGAACCACTCGTTCGGACTTAGATGGGCAGATAAAATGCTGTCCAGCAGTGTAGTAGCCAATCTGCAACCCTCTCATTCAATCAGCGATGTTGATCCTTAGCGCCGTATCGTCGTGGCACCGTAAAACCGCAATTACGCGGCTGCGATGACCGCAAAGCCACAGCCGGAAAGTTTTTGTTAACCACTTCACCGGCACCGTATCGCCGTAAGCTCGTAGCCACGGCGAGTCGGGACCCCGGCATGATCATTGGATTGCTGAACCAGAAGGGCGGCGTCGGCAAAACGACAGTGACCCTCAATCTGGCCGCCTACTTCGCCCGTGAGGGCTTCCGTACCCTCGTTGTCGATGCCGATCCCAAGCAAGTGCTATGTCGTGGTCATCGGCCAGGGAAGCTGCTCCACTCTTTCCGGTTATCGGCATGGCAACGCCGACGCTGCACCGTGATCTTCCGTCCGTTGCTGCCGATTATGCGGTGACGCTGATCGACGGCGCACCACGGGTCAACGATCTCGGCCGCAGCGCCATCCTGGCCAGCGACCTAGTCATCATCCCGATCACGCCCTCACCGTTCGACGTATGGGCAGCGGACCAGACCGTCCAGCTTGTGAAGGAAGCTCAGCAGTTCAAAGACAACATCCGAGCCGTGTTTACGGTGAACCGCAAGGTCGTGAATACGGCAATCGGGCGCGATGTTGCGATGCCTTTCGCCGGCTCCGCCTTCTCCGTGCTTCCCACGCCATTGTCGCAGCGGGTCACATTTGCGGAGTCCGCAGCGCAGGGACTCACCGTCCTTGAGGTCGATCCAAACAGCGAAGCATCTCGTGAGGTGCGTTCGCTTGGCCTCGCCATAACCCTCCTACAAAATCAGCGGAGAGCGGCAGCATGAAGAAGACCGTCGCGTTCAAGCGACCAACACCCCCGGCGAATGCCGATGCGTGGATCGAGAGCGGCAAGGACATGAGCCCCTCTCCGGCGGCACCGCGAAGCGGATGGTCAGGTTCACACTCGACGTGGACGGAGAGCTGCATTCGCGGATGAAGATTTACTGCGTGAAGCAGGGCAAGCCGATGTCCGACGTGCTCCGCGCCGTCTGGCGGAGCAGTTCCCGCCGGAGTAGGTGCCGTATCAACGGCATTACGCCCTTACGACAATACAGAATTACGGCGCCGGCTACGGCGCTGCGCCGTTTGACTTGCCGGGCAAATCAGCCCGCAATCGACAACGATTCGACGGAGGAATGAACACGGCGGAACGCTGAACAAGGAAAGGCCCCGAAGCCGGAAGCTTCAGGGCCTTTGGAATGAGATCGTCGAAAACTCAGCACCTCGATGATCTCCAAATTCGCTGACCGTGTCAACGCTGAAAGTGATTTCAGCGACGGCCGACCTGACCCGCGTCCTCGGCATAGAAGGGCAGGGGAATGTTTGCCAATCAAATCACGAAGCTATCGGGCCGCGCCCGCCTGGCCGGTGCGACTCTCGCTCGCACGCGAGCTTTGGAAAGGCATACGCGGGTACGGGGTTCTAGCCCGGACATGTGGGACACGGAGGCGCTTTCGCCGTGGATCGCCGCAGAGCGGCTTTGAGAGGTCGGGGTGGTGCTACCCGCCGCCGGCATCAAAAAGCCTTGTGGAGCGGACCCAGCCGGTTTCCGCCGCGGCGTGTTCAACAGTCCCCCGGTACGCGACGTGCAGCCATGCGAAAACGGGCGACACCTTGCAGCAGGCAGGGGGGTTGCCGCCGACCTTGGCCGCAAAGTTCACGCAGGGCGAGTGGCGTGTGAGGTGGTCGCGACGAGGTGCTTAGGTCATGGCGACTGTGCGCTCCTATGACGAGACCCACTCCGCCCGTGCCGGATGCCTTGCAATGACGCAAACCCAATAGCCGTGCCGTGCGCCCTGCCGGTCGATGGGCATGCTGTCCATAGAGATGCGCGCCACGCCCACGCGAGGAAGCACCGTGAACAACATCTGCGCGTCATAGCCCGTCCTGGCGTGCTTGGTTGAGGATATGGGGCACGGAAAGAAACCCTCACGGGCAAACAGAAAAAACAAGGGTCTTGTGATGAGGGGGCGGGAGCCGGCCAGGACCACAAAAGGAGCACCGAGCGCCAGCGGCGAAGCGGGGGGGTGAGTGATTTTCGACCACCATGGGGGAGTGAAACTAAAAAGCGCCTCGTTAGCGATGCCATGTAAAAGGAAAGCTTTACTGTAAGTAGCTGCT